GTCTGGTGTCCTGCTCTACTCGGCGACGTGCGACGTCGATCAGTCGATCGAGTTGCGAATCGTAATAATTATCATCAAGGTCGAGATGTAATCTCGCATCTTCGACGGTGACAGGACTGGAAACAGGTACAACAGAAACATAGTCACGGGTTTTTGTCATTGCCATCGGAGGACTTCTTTCGCTTGCGTGCTTTTGCTTTTGGTTTGGGTGCTACAACGGCGAAGCCGCGACTGACTAAAATGTCAGCCAGCGGCTTCGGCACGTCATAACTTGTCGCAGCGCGATACGCTCGCCATTCTCTCTCAAATTTCAATCGTATCGTCATTCCGTAATTCCCCATATCAGGACTAACTTGCTGCTGTTTTTAAACCAACGACCGCACCAGCGTTCGAACCGTCTCCGGCATCGTGGACATTTATGTCGTATCGGGTTGTACCCTTTACGGCTGTGATGTCGTTCGCCCAGTAGGCTTCTTCAGATACGCTAATCTCGACATTTTCGCGATCGCCGATAATAACGCCATCGTTAAAGTTCCCGAAGAACGCCGCGAACGTGCTAACCGCTGAGGCTGGCATCTGATCGGAAATGTAAACAGGGAAGCCGAACAACTGAGGAGCTGCACCAGATGCCAAGTCGCCAAGCGTGTTACCACCAGCGGCATAGACAAGATTCTGCACGTTGCTCGCCCATGCGACACGACCAATTAACCACGCTGGTTCAGCCGATCCGTAATACTTGTCAGGCAGAGTCCCGACGAGGCTATTCAGATTTGCGAGAGTAATATCTGAGAAAGCTGTCTTCGTCGATGCCATGTCGACAGTACCAGCAGCACCCATCGCGGTTATTAAGCCGGTTTCGGAACCGTAGGTCGAGGTTCCGTCGCCGTTGATAAGTTCGTTGTCTTCTTGGACAGCGAACGCGTTACCGATTGCGACAGCAAGATCGTCGATCACGTTAATGACCGAATCATGTAGCAACTCGTTAGACGTCTTCGCAATCACCGCCCGTTTGACGGCTGCGAGTGCTACCTGCCCCCATGTTTGGTCGCTGGCAGTAATTGCAGCGGCTTCGGCTGGGTAGTCGACAGTCAATCCACCTGTCACTTTTGGGATATTCATAACGTCGCTGGACATACCGACAACTTTACAAAGTTGACGCGATACGCCTGCTCGGTTGCGAACTGCGATAATGGCTGCTGAAAGCTCATCGGGAACTAGATAGCCACCGGCTGAGTTGGTTCCCTCGGTTGCTGTGTTCAAGATTCCGTAGTCGTTGCATAGGCGACGCGATTCGCTGTCGTTCAAGAACGACGCTTTAAACCACAAGCCAGCACGATAAGCATCTTCGGTGCTGTCAAACGCTCGGAGCTTGCGGTGCGACTTTGGCACAGCAGGCAATGAGATCGAGGCTTGCACTTCGACGGCTGGCTTTTGTGCCAGTGCGATCCGTTGCTTTTCGGCTTCGACCTTTTCCATGCGTGCTTCACGCGGTCGCAGCTTGTTCTCGATTTCTTCGAGGATGGCGTCGATTTCTTCGCCTTCGTCCTCGGTGAGTTCGCGGTTGAGGTCTTCAGCGTTAGCGATAACGGATTGCATTTGTTCCTGCATCTCGACGATGCGTTCTCTAATTTCTTCTAGTGTCATCAGATAGATTCCTTCTGTGATTGTTTTTATTTTTAGGTTTGGGTGTCGCTGTTCTCGCGTCCGCTAATGAGGAGACGACCTGACGCAACTGGGATAAGTGCTAGGCTTATTCCTTGGTTTTAGTTCTTGCTGTTTTTATTGCAACAACGCTCTGCGGCTAGTTTCGCTTTTGCGAGACTTCGACGGACTGCAACCGGCTCGGAAGCAGCAACCTCGACAGGCTCAACAGCACGAATCCAATCAGGAGCGTTGATATAGTTAAACGCTTTAATTGATGCGACGGTTTCCTCTGAGGCGTTGACAATCTGGTCAGCGAATCCAAAGTTTACAGCCTCGGCAGCGGTGAACCATGTCTCCTCATCCATCATCAGCCCGATCGCATCGCGGTCGATGCCCGATCTGGTTTCGTAAACTGTGACGATCGTCTCGCGTATCTTATCGAGTACGTTGGCAAGGTCACGAAGGTCGTCAGCACCACCGACAGCCGCAGGCGTCCACGGATTATGAATCATCATTAATGCGTTGCTGCTCATTTGAATATCAGACCCAGCCATCGCGATCACGCTCGCCACTGACGCCGCGATCCCGTCGATGTAGACGATGACTCTATTTCCGGTTGTCGTCTTCCATGACTCAAGCAGCGAATAGATCGCTTGACCTTCGAACACGTCACCGCCGCCGCTATTGATCCGCAGCTCAAGGTCGCCGTCGGTCGCTTCGTCGAGTGCCATCCGCACATAGCTCGCATCGATGTCATAACCCACAGTGCCATATAAATATATTTTACTCGCCATCAGCTTTTCTCCATTATTCGATTAATGATCTCATCGGCTCGAACGTCCCACGTTGAAACCTCCGCGACGATTTTGGTTTCTAGTTCTTCGGGTTTGCACTCGGTGACGTTGAGCAATCTATCAATCGAGTCCATGATGTGCGTCTGTGTGAGTTCGTGAACGTCGCAACCCTCAGCGAATCCCGCAGCCTGTGCAGTCGTCACGCAGGGACGCAAAGCCTCCTCGACCTTTTCTCCAAAGGTGTCATAAAACAACTCGAGCCAACTTATAAAGTTCGCTTCACGGTTCGCGGCTTGTTTCGCTTTGGTCACCTCGAGCCGAATCATCCGACCCATGCGATCGGCGAGCAATGCCCGCAATGATGGCTCCATGTCCGTCCTTGCTGCTGCGTCTTCTGGTGCTGGTTCCGGTTGTTGACTGTCGCCGCTTTTGGTGTTTGGATTAACGAAGCTGTCGCCACCTTCTCGCGCTGGCATATTCTCCAGACGTCGCACCTCGTTCGGACTCAAGAACTCAGAAGCGATCCCGACCTGATAGGCTTGATACCGCTGGAGCAGATCGGCACGCAACAAACTCGCCGTGATAAACTCAAAATTGAATTGATCGTCTTCGCGTTGTCGCGTTGTGAGTAGCTTGTCGGTCAGTTCTTCTTCCCATGTAACGATCCAGTTCATCAGGGTCTGGTCGAGATAGGCTTTGTTATATGCTGCAACGCTGGCATACGAGACGCTCGCGGTGTCGTTGAGTTTGTTCGCTGGCAACAGGAACCAAGACGCTATTTCCTGCCGTTGGAACTGGCGAGATTGGAGCCATTGAGCGTTATCGTTATTGATGCTCATCACTTTGGCTTCCATGCCTCCGGTCAAGAGCGCAGTCTTATACGCGTTGTTTGCCCCTGCGTGCATCTCGTTCCATGACGCGAGCAGTTGGTCGGCTTTTTCTTTGTCCATATTGCCAGCAGTCTCAAGGACGACCGACGGTCTGGCGTTATTCTTGAAAAACCGATTGCCGTGCTTCTCAGTTGCCAGTCCTAGACCGATCGAGTTGCGTCCGTAGGTGATGCAATCGAGTCCCCAGTATCCGTTATTGGATATGTTCTTAATGTGAATAATATCGCGATACCTGACAGCAGTCTCCTCGTCGCCTGCCTTGAAGCGGACAAGATAGACCGGCTCGTTATCGATTACGTTAATGCGGACGGTTGAGGTGTCCAGCGGATACAACTCGATGGGTATCCCTCGCTGGTCGCGCATGATCCACGCGAGTCCGTTCCCTGTGAGTAGTGCTGACTTCGTGAGCGTCGACATAAATACTTTACTAGTCATGTAAGGATTAGGTCGCCGCTTAATCAACTGGTACGCTGGGTGCGTGGTCGCTCGCTCTCGCTCTCCGTTTGATCTGTCGAATAATACAACCGGCAGGCGTCCGATGTCGTTGCTGATCGTGCTGACGGCTTGCCAGACCCAAGCTAACGACATCGCTGTCGTCTCAGTGACCACCTCGCCAGAGTCGGACTTCTGCCCGAACGTCGAGGACTTAAAAAGAAAGTCGTGCGGTGTGCGATAGGTTGAATCTTGCACGAATAGGTTTTTGATTCGATTTAATAACGCCATCGGGTGTCATCTCTCAAAAGAATATTTCGGGTTGGTTATTTGATTTGTTTGCGTTGTCGACTGCTCGCCCGCGTGCCATTGCTAAAGCGACCGCCCCGTCGATCTTGTCTGCTGATTTCTTCTTACTGAATCTAATGCCGCCGTCGCTCTTTTCATCGCTTGCACAGTTTGCGAGACACCAAGACAGGACTGGGTTGCCGTCGTGGTGAATCTTTGCCTCTGCAATATCGTCGAGCAAAGTCCTGACGCCCGTCGTCATCCCTCGCATACTCTGACCGACTGCAACTAGTGGAATTCCCTCCTCGATTAAATCGTTGACAACTGCATCCGCACCCCAAGGATCGAAACCTATCTGGTCAATTTGATAGTATTCTGACGCCTCACGAATCACATCCTGTATCGGCTCCGCGTCAATCCTCGCCCCACCGGCTACAGTCAACCACCCCTCATCGACCCATTGAGAATAAAACGCCATCCCGCTCGCTTTTCGTTCTTTGATTTTATCCTCTGGACAAAAGAAGTTCGACAACACGAACGCAGGCGCGCCATCCTCGGTCGCTGGAAAGTATAAAACCAGAGCCGATAAGTCCTCATGGCTGGCGAGGTCTAAGCCTCCGAAGCAATGCCGACCCATCAGGTCAGGAACGTCGGACTGGCAACTGTACCACTCGGACATAGGGACAACGCGATCGATCTGCTGTGTCGGGATGTTGAGCAGATACCGACGGAACGCGTTCTGCTTTGCGGGTGAGTTCTTCGCCTCTGTGTAATGCTGGCGTATCGTTTCGACTTGCACTGTGTGACCGAGTGACGGCATCGCTTTGAACCATTGTTCTTCATCGCCGCACTTCTCAAAGTCGTCGATGCAGTCCTCGTCGGCTTGTCTCAGATACCCGAAGCAATGCGGATCGATGATCGAACCGTCGAGCAGTTTTTTTGTGTAGTCGTATTGCTCCCACCAGATGAGCGACTGGTCGGCAATGCCAACGGTGGACACGCTCAACAAGAGCGAATCTTGACGAGCTGCTGAAGCGTACGCCATAGATTCCCACAAAGTTCGACTGCGAAAAGCGTGAAGTTCATCGAACACTGTACAAACGGGATTAACCCCCTCTGTGCCTCGAGCCATCATCTCACCCGCTAACGCCTGATAGAAACTATTGTTCGAACCGTAAAAAATACGCTTTTTAGAATCGAACGCTTTGAGCTTCGTCGATAGCATTTTACAAGTCCGCGACATCGCAGCCGCTTCTCGATAGATGATTGCAGCCTGTTCGCGAGTTGTCGCAACGCCATAGACCTCCGCACGCTTTCCGGATGTCATCAAACTGAATAACGCGATACCAGCGGACAGCGTGGACTTGCCCTGCTTCTTTGACGTCCAGATAAGTCCGCGATTGAATCGGTTGCGTCCGTCCTCTCGCTTCCAGCCGAACAGCGGACGCAGCACGTCGTCACGCTGCCAGTCGAGAAGGGTGAACGGTTCGCCCGCGTGCGTTCCCATTGTGTGCCGTAGATACGTCTCAAAGAAGTCACAAACAAAGTCCGCAGCCTGTTCGTCAAAGTAGCAACCCTCAGCGATCGCGGCGTCGTCCTGCGTCGCCATCGACATCGCGACAGCCTTCTTTTTTGGTTTCTTCTTTGCCATTAGTTTTTGGTATACCTCGACAAGAACACATCGAACTCATCTTTCGTTTCTTCTGTGACTTGCAGCCGCGTCCGCGCTGATGGTGTCAACCCGAACTCAATCAGCCACTTGCGACAGGAGTCTGCACAGCGTTCGCGTATTCGATCCCATTCGTTGCGGCTGGTGGTCGTGTTGCCGTTGCTGTCTTGCCCTATCGTCCACGCTCCATGCTCGGCGCATTGTGCGATTGCCTTGCGCCACTCCGAATAGGTCTGGCAATAGAACGCCAACGCAGACCTGTCCGCTGATGACAGGACGTTCATCGCGGCGAGCAGTTTGCAAGTCTGTCGCCATTCGTGTTTAGCCAGGCGATCCAGATAGCGCGGCGGGTTCGGTGATCCCTCTGGCGGCTTCGGTTCTTTTTTGTTTCGGCGTTGCGGGTTCTTGTCATAGTCTCCGCGCAGCTCTTTGATTGCCGACGGCATCGGCTTCCGACCTCGCACCATCACGACTCCTTTGCTGAACTGGTTTGACTGAACTGGTTTGGTTTGTTTGGTTTGAACTGACGGTTTAAATTCGGGGACGCAAAAAAGAGGT